CGGGCGTCGTCTTGCGTTTCGACGCGGCTTCCGCCGCCGCTGCGAATGTCGGCTTGGCCTTCGGCAAGCTTGCCGATGATCTTCTTACGGGCCAGGCTCACGGACACGCCCGCGCCGACAAGCTCGGCGGCGTAGTCGTTGCTCAGGCCAGCGGAACGCACGGCGTTGTAGATGCCGGTAACGCGGGCGCGCTCGGCCTTGATACCGGCGTTGCGCTGCTCGCTGGCGTCGTCTTCTTCTTCGTCGTCTTCTTCGCCTTCGCGTTCTTCGTTTTCGTCTTCGGCGCGCACGCCTTCTTCTTCCTTGTCTTCTTCGGCCTCACGCTTCGCGCGCTTGTCGGCTTCGGTCTTCAGTTTGGTAGCCATATCGCCCCCGGTTGCTGCGGCCGCGCCGCGTTTGATAAAAACACATTCGTTCTTCGGCGTGGTATCCGCAGAACGGAACTGCGATCCGGCGTCGGCCGGGATCGGAACAACGGAAATTTCGTGCGGCTCCCAATCCACCGCGCGATACACGGGGATTTCTTCGTCCCCGCCTTCGACTTGTTCGAAGCGATGGACGGAGTAGCCAACAGAGATATTGCGCAGAATGCCGGACTTCACATCGGCGACGATGGGCGCAACGTCTTCGCGGTCGCTGAATCGCACCAGCGCGCGGCCTTCGCCGTCTTCGATCCACGCCTTTTCAACGACGCCGATAACGTCGCCCAGCGAATACGAAGAATGCGCGTTCAGAACCGGCGCGCCGCTGTTCAGACGATCCATGCGGATCGCGTCCGGCTCCATCGACAGTTCTTCGTAATACGTATCCCAAAAGCCGCGCAGCACGCGCGCGCCGGTTGACCACGTAAGTTCAATGGTGCGGCTTTCGTCGTTGTACGTGCTTGGCACGAACGCCGCGCGCATTTGCATGCGCGGCAGTTCAACAACAGTTTGCTTTCGTGCGGCCATAAAGCCCCCGGATATGAATGCGAAAATTCTACTACATTCACACCGCGCGATGCGCAGCATGCCCAATAAAACTATGACTTTCCGTGAAGCTGATTCAGAAGCCGCAGAATATTAAGCGGCTTCCTTACTTTCTGTATTTTCGTCGCCACTAAAAAGGCCGTCGCCGGGATCGACTTGCGCTTGCCCGCCGTTCGTTACGCGGCGCGGGTCGCTGTCAAGCACGATGCCCAGCTTATCAAGCGCATCGTTGCTTTCCGCAATTTCCTTCGCCATTTCTTCCGGGTCGCGTCCCGTCTCACGCTGCGCGTTCGGCAGCGTATCCAGGCCCGCGCGAATTTCTTTGATCTTCGCCGGAATTTCGCGCGTCGGATCGACAAGGATTCGGCGCGGCGGCACGTACAGCGCGGACGCGCCATCAGTGCGATAGCCTGCCAGGCTCGCCGCGTCGATGAACCAATTGAACACGCCGCCGCAGAACTTCGGGATAAACATTTTCCACTGCCACACATCAAGCAGCCCGTGAAATTGTCCGAAGCCCATTCGGCCGCTGGTGAAGTTGACTTTCGAATAATCGCCGGTCAGCGCCTCATACGGCACGCCCAGGCCAACGGCGACGGCGTGCAATGACACGTCCATGTATTCGGCGTAGCCCTGCACCGATGGCGGCGTTGCCATCGTCGCAGTTGTGCCCGCTGGCAGGCGCTGGATAATGCCAGGCTCCAACCGTTCCACCATTTCGGCGGCTTTGTTTCGGCCCGTCTGTTCTGCGCCGCCTTCCATGTCACCAATAAACATCGCGAAGCATGCCGCGATCTTCTGGCGCACAAGCTGCGCATCTTCGTATTCGTCCAAATCGCGCAGGCGCAGGACAACGGGCGAAAACCACGAAATGCCGCGCCCCTGGCCGGGGCGGTCCATGCGGTAGATATGGATAATGTCGTCTGCCGGAATGCGCTGCGATACCGTCGCGCTGCGCATCATCCAAAACGTATCGCCGGGGTGATGGTCGAAAAGCCAGTACGCGACGCGGCGGCCGTGCTTGTCGTACTCGATACCTTGGATGATATCGTTTCCGTTGTACTGCTCGCCGTCGCGGTGCGTGTCGATGTAGTCGGCTTCCAACACTTGAAGCTGTATCGGAATATCTCCGCTGGTGCGCCAGATACGGCGCATCAGCACTTCGCCGGATTCAACGATGGCGCGGGCGCAAACTTCTTGCAGCCCGTAAATATCGTGCTGGCCTTCAACGTCGCAATCGGTCGATTGCGCCCACCGATTGAAAGCTGCTTGCAACTGCGGCGCGGTCTTCTTGTTGCTGGTCTTGATGGTCGTCTTGATGCCGTACCCGATCATGTTGGACGCAATGACGCCCACGCCGCGCGACGCATACGGGTTGTTTCGCACTAGATCGCGGGCGCGATCACGCAGCAGGGGAAGCGCGCGGCGGGCTTCGGCGTTCGCGCTGGTCGGCTTCGTGCGCCAGCCATCGGTACGACGGCCGCGCGCCGCGCCTTCGTAGTCGCGCATCAGCCCGATAGCGGTACGCGCGGCAAGCCGCTTCGCGGCCGCACGCGGCGCGATGGCTTCAATCAGGCTATCAAGGAAGTTCACTAGCACAGCCCCTTGCTGTACGCGCCATAGGTGCGCCCGGCAGCAAGCGAATTGCCGTCGCTGCATCCCAGCGAATCCATAATCAGGCGACGCACGCGCATCATGTCCGTGATGCTCGCATAGGACACTTCGCGATCAGCGTACTTTACGCGGGTCGCGCCCATGGCAATTGCTGCGTTGATGGCCGCAAGATCATCGCAGGTCCAAGCAGGTTCGCAGCACGACATAGGTTAGCCCTCGGAGAATGAACGACAGAATATCACAAACGCCGCTTTTGCTGTTGCCGCTACCGCCAGAAACTTGACTTCTTCCATTTTACATCGCCATGCGACTCGCTTTTGCTTTCCTGTTCCTCGCTTTGCTCGTCTTGTTCTGGCTCCGGCCGCTCGGGCGGCGCTTCGCTGCCGACGCCTAGAAATTCCGCGCGCTCGTTCCAATGCTCATCGGTCCACCGATCCGCGCCGAATGCCGACGCGACGGCGCGCGCGATGATGCGGCAGTCCAAGGCTTCGTTGCGCTCGCGCGTCTTCGTCCACTCATAACGGGTATAGCCGCGTCGCTTGTCGAAGCGTGCAACGGTTTGTTCGGCCGTTAGCTGCTTGAACCATTCTTGTTCGTATTGCGGGAAGTGACACCATCCATGCGGCAACGGCGCGTCGGCATCGTCGGGGCGATCCAAGCGCAGGAAGCCGTAAAGCTCGGACTTCGCCAGGTTCAAGCCGATGTGCCACACCTTCACGCCGCGTTTCGCTCGCTTGCCGTCAACCTTCGCTTCCCGCGCCTGCGGAATGCCGATCAGCACCGGCGCGACTTCCTGGCCCTTCGTCGCCATGACGCGGCCGCCCTCGCCGTGCTTGCGGACGAAGTTGTAAACGGTTTGCGTGTTGTAGCCGCTATCGACGCCCAAGCGATCCAGGCGCATACGCGCGCCGCTTTCGTGCGTCCATTCTTCGTTGAGCATCGCCGCAAGGTCTTTCCAGCACTGCGAATCCAACGACGACGTGTCGCCCATGAACACGCGGTATCCGATGGACCACGTTTCAAGGTTCCGGCCGGTAGCTAGTATTTCAACCTCTAGCCGGTCCTTCTGAACGTCCGTGCCCGCCGTCAGCATCAGGCCGCGCATGGGGATGATGTTGTGCGGGTATTCCTCGCGCCGGTCATACAGGCGCTTCCATTCCGGCGCTTCGCCCTTTTCCTTCCACGTTTCCGCAAGCTGCGTGTTGATGAAGGTTTTCAGCAGTTCTTGCGACGCCTGCGCCTCTACGAACTTCTGCGCAAGCTGCGCCATCGTTTCCCACGGCGACGACAGCTTAGACGCGCGAAAGCCCGCGTGCCCCTTGAAAGGCTTTGTGCCGCGCCAGCCGTGCCCTTCGTAGAGCGCGCCGCGCCTGGCTGGCGTCTTCACGGGCCGTTCGCTGGCGGCCTTGATGGCGCGCTGCCGCTCGGGTTCGGACCATCCCGCCCCGCACTCGGGGCAATGGTACATCGCCTTTTCTGGCTCGCCGTGCGGCCACTTCACATTGCGCCATTGCATTTCGTGCCGATGGTCGCAATGCGGGCAATCGACTTCGAACACGCGTTCATCGCTGTTGCTGTACTCGCGGGCGATCCGGCTTCCGCCGTGTTCGGTCGGCTCGATAGTGGGCGAACAGACGAATATGCGCTTGTGGTTCCAGAACGTCGCGGCGCGCTCGGAAAGCAGTTTGATCGGGTCGCCTTCCGTGCCCGCGCTCGCCGGGTACTTGTCCACTTCGTCGCACAGCACGACGCGCACCGGACGCATAGCAAGCTGCCCCGGCGCGTTCGCCCCGATCATCGTTAGATGGCCGCCCGCAAATTGCTTGTGCAGAATCGTGTTGCCGCTGTCGCGCGACTTGGCATCGGCAATCTTGCCGGTCAGCACGGGCGTATCGCGGACCATGGGCGATACGCGGTCCTTCGAAAATGCTTCCGCAAGTTCGACGGTCGGTTGCATAACGATCATCGGCGCGGGGTCTTGATGGACGAAATAGCCAATGGTGTTAAGAATCAATTCGGTTTTCAGAAGCTGCGTGCAGCACATGACGGACACCGTATGCGTGCCCGCCTCGCTTACGGCTTCCATCGGCCCGCGCGCCACGCCGACGCGCGACGTTTTCCAGCGGCCAGGCTCGGCAGCGGATTCAGCGGGCAACATCCGGTATTGGTCGGCCCACTCGGTAAGCGACAGCTTCGGGGGCGGCTTCAACGTGGACCGGCGCGCTTGCAGCAGGCGCGAACGAAGCGCCTGTACCTGCGGGCTATCGTCGGGCAGCGGCGGCGGCATTTGCGCGGCGTCCAGCGCCAGGGCATTAAGCATCATCGTTCGCCGCCTCATCCGCCGACGCATCGGCGGCAAGTTCGTTCAGGGCATCCACGATGGCCGCATCAAGCAGCGCGCGACAGGCCGCAACGTCGTCCGTCAACGCCACATCGGGCGCAAGCTTCGACGGGATAGCCAGCAGGCGCGCACGCACGCGGGCATACTCGCGTTCGACTTCCTGCGCGACGTTCGCGATAGGAACAAGCGTCCCTATTTCTTTCTCATAGGCGATGCGCGCAAGCTGCGCTTTGTAGTGCTTTTCAACTGCGGCGGCCTGGTTGTATGTCGGCGTCCCGCCTTCGGTCGGTTCGTCGCCGTCGCCATCAGGCGCACGCGGACCACGCAGGCCGCCGCCAGTTTGCAGCGCGCCGCCCTTCGGGCCAGGTCGCGACGGATGATGCGGGGCCGTGGTCGGCACGACACGCGGTTGCGCGGGCGTCCCATCCTTGCGCGGTCGCCCGCCCTTCTTGTTCTCGCGCTTCTGCGCCGGATCGGTTCGCGCCCCCCATTCCTGCACAGCCTTGTCGGGGTCGTACAGCGCGCGCCCTTTCTCGTCGCGCTCGGCAACTGAAATGCGGCCCGTCTTCGCGGCCTTCGCGACGGCGGTATGCGACACGCCAAGCACGCGCGCCAGTTCGGAACCATTCAGCAAAGCCATAAGGGAAGTTTCAGTTTCAAGGTTTCACGCAATTATATCGGCGGTTTCAGACTTGCGCCGACGCCGACGACGATTGCGATTCCCTGCGCGTCGCGATTTGTCGCGATCCTTCACGGGCTATAGGGGGAATCTATCGCGAAACCCGCTTTGATAGTCTGTGACTAGGAACGGCGCGGGGTCGCCGTCACC